TTATTTTTTCTCATTGAGATATCCCCAAATCATCACGAGAATAATATGAAATTTTATAAAACTATTTTGGTTTTAGGCCTCGTTGTCGGCGATTACAGCGTTTCGGGTTGTGACCTTCGCACGCAGCAGGAGTTTGAAAAAATTTGCCTGTCGGGTGGGCACACTCAAGCCAGTTGCGACTGTATTTACCAACGGCTCGAACAAGTGTATTCGCCTCAGCTTATGCAACGTCTAGAACATGTCAGTTTGCAAAGTCCTGCTCTCCCACAGGACTTTGCCCCTACTTTTTTTAGTGTGATGCGGCGGTGCGATAAAAATGACATGGGCTAAGCGTTTGGCTTAGCTCCCTTATCTCTGTGTCGCAATGGTGGATAACTTTAAATCAGCGCAAAAAATTAAAGTTCTGTTGTGGCATGGGGGCCTGCTTATAAGAGAGTTTGAATACTGGTAATTTAAATTTTTAAAATAATTAATAGTGAAATATTTTCATAAAATAAACAATATGTTATATAACAATCTAAATTAAATACTAGATAAAACAAATGATTAGTCTTACTGCTATTACTACTGTATTTGGGGTCCTAGTTCCTTTAATGGTTGCCTATATTTCATCGCGACATAACTTTAAAAAGCACCCAAGATTAGAATTTAGCGAAAGTATTGAAGCTGCTAAAGAGTTTGATTCAATTCTAACCTCCACTGAATCACAATTAGTAAAAGATCGCATGGCTCAAAAATTGGTAATGAAAAAGAATATCAATTTCCTAGAAACACAATATTTCTATAGCTATGTAGATATGGAACTTTGGGTTGAAAGATATATTGATGTTCGGAAATACATAGAACCAATTATTGATGAGGATAATAAGATTGTTGACTTAAAGAATAAATATACTATGGCAAAGGGTATCTTATTTTTATGCATGTATTCTTTCTTTGCCATTTTAGCCATGATCCCATTGATGTTTCTAAAGTATTATTTAGCAATCTTGCATCAATCTATTGATACTAGTAGCTTTTTAATAACATTTAATTTAATTACTTGGCCAATTTTGTTTATTTTTATAGCCTTAGTTGGTCTTCATAGAGCTAATAAAATAGCTGATGCTTATAATTTTTTAAAGAAATTTGAATGTGAACGGATAAAAATTAAGGAATAGAAAAAGATAAGATTTATAACAATGACATAGCTAATAAGTATGAAAATTCTTAGTTTATTATTTGAATTTTTAGACGGAGTAGGCGTTACAAAACGCATTGCCTACTCTCTCTTGATCATTACAAGCCTTTATAAAACTCTTTGATTTTTTGTGCCATCAACTTACGACGTTGCTCCAAAAATTCACTGTATTGATCTGATTCCAAGCTATTAATATTGTTTGGTATGCAATGGGTAAGTAAGTTTTTATCCAAACTCTCCAAATCTTTCAGAGCGGTTATCCCGTTTTTCTTCAAATTGATATCTTGATAAATAATATCCATATACGTTCTAGGAGATGCATTCCCTAATTTAATATTCACCGATTGCTCCGTATAAACATAATTCGCAACCTGATTATATTCACTCTTCTTAAAGCCACTTTTAGCTAGATAGTCTTTAGGGAAAACATGATGTACATCTCCTCTCTGCTCAATCAGACTACGTACTGTCAAACTATCTGATAAAAAAGAAAGCTCATTCGATTTACATTGGGATGCTAAATAACATAAGTATGCATTATTCACAGTACTCGAAGAATCCAACTCATTGACTAAACGGTAATCCCAGAATCCGTCATCTAAATCTGCTTGCTCAATTTGTGCCAAATACCCTTCAATCCCCTTGTCCAAGATTTGTTTACTATCGCGTTCAATTGCTGTTTCTGAAGACCCCGAATAACGTCCCGTTAATAGTGATATGACATACCAACGTTTTACAAGATTCTGAATTTGCGGTTCGGGCATTTTTGATGCTCTTAACTGTAGATATAAAGCATAAGCGAAGTTAAGACTTGTTTGAGAACTAATTAACTTTTTGTTTATAAATCCAGCTGATTTAATAATCGTAATAAATCGCTGGTAATTAGTTTGATTAAAGAAATCTTCTAGACCTTGTCGTAATTTTTTATAACTTTCTTCTGCAATACTTTGAACATTACGTCTATTTTCAAAGTCACGACCTGAGAGTAAAGCAACTAGATCGCTAAATTTCCCACGATTAAACTGACAAGTATATGCAACACGCAATACATCTATGTAATTCGGCTGATAAAGATCATCCTTAATATTTGCAATCCAACTGATTTTTTTATAGTCATCACTGGTTGCAAAAACTTTATCATTTTGTTGGATAGTTTTATTAAAACTACTTTCTTTTAAAAGATGGCAAAAATAGTCAATCATTTTGCGTAATCGATTGCCACCAAAATGCTCATCTGATGCAATCTTAGACATGACAAAATCAGCATTACTAAGTACCACACCCTTCTGATTAATGCGTATAAAGATTTCAGTAACTGTATCAATATCAAGTGATGAGTCTAATTCAATAATACCGATTTGACGATTTTTGATTGCTTTCAATTGCTCGAGCTTGTCTTCAATAAAATCTTCATCCGCATCAGGATTCAGTGCCATATATGCACGTCTAGCCTGAGATATTGAAATATCGCCATTTAGAATTGGTGCAATATTATTCACCCAAATTGGATTGCGTTCGATCGCCGTATTACAGACTTCAAATAACGTCTCATCATTTTTTGCAGTTGGATTATAGGCTATTTGAATATTTGTTTCTTTGTAATCTTTATTTAATACAGCTTGGCCTACAACCGCAGCCGTTAAGGCTGTGATGCGTTGTTGCCCATCAATTAAAACCTTTTTTCCAGCAGATAAAGTTCCATCTTTTAGTCGAATGTCTGGGTTACGCCATGTAATAATGTAACCAACTGGATAACCTTTATATAATGAGTCCATTAAATCACGAACTTTACTACTTGACCATACAAATGGCCTTTGAATCTCAGGAATTGCAATTTCGCCTGATTTGATCCATGAAAGTAAGGTATCAATCGGATGTTGATGAACAGAGTATTTAGCCACTTTTAATTTTTCCCAAACTGAAACATGCAATTCTATAAAGTTATAAATTTTAAACAGTTAAATTAAAAATATTCTTACTACTAAATATTCTATATTTTAATTTTAGATTTAATTAAAGTATGCCTGTACCTGTCTGATACTTTAATAAAGCTGCTAGCTGAGAACCTGACTTCAATTTTTCCATATACATACAACCTTGATTATCAGAAGCCCAATGTGGACATCTTAAATAATATTGATCTAATAAACCTACACCATTTTTTTTCTTTTGAAGCTGCATAGGCTCAGCATGTATGGGGCAACAAACAATCTTTATACCTTGTTTTCTACTCTTTAGGTCAAATTGTAAGTCATCCATACGCTCTACAATACTTTCAGACGTACTATGATCCTGAAGAATAATATTAAAATCTTGAGCTGAAAGACTAAATTCAGGTACAGATGTATCTGTCATTAATACTAAATCTTGTCGCGTTAGATTTTCACGATACTTACACAAACGAACCAGCTGATTATTAAAATACCAACCCGTACATCCCCAATAAAAATCTTGTGGATTTACATGAACTAAATTACGTGCCCACTGCAATTTCATAGGTCTTTGACATTTAGGGCATGTCTTAGCCATTGTATCTGCAAAAGCATTCCATTGAAGAACATGCGTTGTTTCTAAATCAATCTCAACTTTATGAATGTTCTCCTCATTTTGTTGAAATTTATCAGCAGCAATAATTTGACTATCACTTTTAATGCCTTGTTTTAGGAAATTTCTTTCCTCATCAAGCTCATACAGCCTTTTACGTTGTTGTTCAGTAATACGTCCTGATTCATTCAATTTTCTACGCAAAAATTGAATTTCTTGATTAAGCTCATGTATTTGATCTTGTTTTTTGTCTCGTTCATCGTAGACAGTCTTTGTCACGATTTCTTTTGCAGTGAAATAGATTTTAACTGTAGAAACGACTTCAGAAACTACGCTCACTGCTGCACTGAATAAAGACCCAATGCCAGAAAACAACATATCAAAAAAGCCCATTAATTCCTCGTAAAAGAAAGTCTATGACTTAGTCATAGACTTTCGATTGCTTATTTCACTAATTTCATCAAACTACTAAAACTATCAATCACAGAATATTGAACGACATCTTCCACCGATTGATATTCTTCATTTAAGGTAGCGAAGAATTTTTTAGCACTCTCTATTTTACGTTTTTCTTTTTCCCTTAGGTCACTGTCTAGCATTGAGCCTTTAGTTTCTGCAACGAAATAGATTTGGCGCACTTTATCCTTATTGAAAGCAATTGCCCAGTCAGGGTTATAGCTACCAAAAGGCGTAGGAATCTGGAAACGATCAGGAAGTTTAGCGTAGACGACCACCTCATCTGCACCATCCAGCTCCTCAACAAATTTACGCTCATTATCAGAATCGGTGACTACGTAATCCCAAATATGACGCTCTGCTTTATACGCCTGTAATGGAATATTCTCATTACTTACAAATATTTCATTATCAGGATAAGTGCTATCTAAAGGATTATATTTTAGTCCTTGAATCACCATTTTTGCCTGCTGTTCGTTGATGATACGACTCATTTCACGAATGAAAGCTTCTGGATTCAACTTAAACTGTGCAAATACCGCAGCGTTAACTCCCTGTAAGATACGGGCAACCGTTTTACGAGTGAGGTTGGTATCATCGGCAATATTGCCAATCAGGTCATAGGTCACTTGAGACTGAATAGAAATATTCGCCACTTCAGTTTTTGAAGTCACCTTCCCAAACATTTCTTTGGCTTTAACTTGCTCATAGGTAGATTCATCATTCTGTGTCGCTTCTGCAAGTTTATAACTCAGCGTTTCTACAAACTTGTTGTTACGCTCAACAGCAGTACGTTCAACAGCACTAATGCTTTGTTCAATGAGTTTTTCAGAATCCAGATGAATTTGATAAACTGCTTTACGGTTAATACGAGACCATAAAGCCTGGAATTCTTTACGTTCTAAATTGGTTTGATTGATGCTATTGGTCAGCTTCTTATTGCCATCGTCTGCAATGCCTTCCAGAGCTTTAGGATCAAATAGACCATCAATTAACTTATGGATTTGCTCAGTATATGCCACCAAGTTTTCAGGCAATTCTGCTAACGTGCCTTGATCTTTCGCTTCGTGATACTTTGGCGTTAACTGATCATTATCATCAATATAATCGTGCTTAGACAAATGCTTATTAATCTGCTTTGCCATCAATTCAGTGATTTCAACACTAGACCCATCGGATAACTTAAAGATTTTCCCTTTAAAGTAATCAGGAGTCGCTTGTGTCGGGCGATTCTGAATCGTATTCAGAATTTCCGATTGTAGGTTAGATACAAAATCTTTGTAACTTTCATTGGTGACGACTGTGAGATTATTCAGTTTATGAATTTCTCCTAACGCTCCTTGGAAATGGTTGGCATCCATACGTTCGCCAAATTTATTCACTGCAAGGCGCATACCACGACCAACTTCTTGGCGACGGGAAATCACATTATCTGAATGCTTTAAAGTACAGATCACAAACACGTTCGGGTTATCCCAACCTTCCCGTAATGCTGAGTGAGAGAAAATAAAACGAGTTGGCTCTTCAAAGGAAAGTAGGCGTTCTTTATCTTTTAAAATCAGGTCATAAGCGTCTGTATCATTGGAAACCTGAGCTTCTTCAGCTTTCTTATCAATTGCTGGATTGGCAAGACGTTTTGATTTCTTATCAATTGAGAAATAACCGTTATGAGTACGGTCTACCTCAATTGCTTTCAGATAGTCAAAATATGGGTCATTTTCTAAGTTTAGATCCTCAATTTCATTGAGTACCTGTTGATACTGTTCCTTGAAAATTTGAACGTATTCACCATCTACAGGATTATTATCCTCATCATATTGACGATATTTTGCCACTTCATCAATGAAGAAAAGACTCAGGACTTTAATACCCTGATTGTATAACTGACGTTCTTTTTGAATATGTGCACGAATTGTTTCGCGGATCTGAATGGTTCGCATGATCTTTTCATCAACATGCCCCAATGCTTCACCAACATGAAGTTTAGTGCCATTCAAGAAAGTAACCGAGTTATCTCGTGCATCAATATCTGAAACTACGTAACGGTCATTGTATTGTTCAGCTTTATTGGAAATATCGTAAAGGTTATCTCCTTTACTAACCTTTCTTACCTCACGTTTAAAACCATTCTTGGTTTCAATCTCAATTTCCAAACGGGCAACTGGAGCAGATTTAGATACAATGATGTCTTGTAAGTATAAATACCCATGTGTACCTGTTAAGCCTTGTACTTCCACACCTTTTACAGTGATTTTTTTCACCAGTTTTTGGTTATAGGCATCCAAAGCATCCAATCTATACACAAGGTTATAATTTCGCTTATGTGTTGCTGAATACCGTAAAATAAACAATGGATTAAAGTTAGATAAAGACTCTAGAGTTTTATCTGCACCCATCTTTTGTGGTTCATCCAAGATCAAAATTGGACGGTTACGACTAATCACATCAATTGGACGACGCGATTGGAATTCATCCAGTTCATCATAGATACGACGGTTATCTTTACCTGTCGCATTAAACGCTTGAACGTTAATCACCATGACGTTGATCCCACCATTCGAGCTAAAGCTTTCCAAATGGTGTAATGCTTTGGAATCATAGATAAAGAAACGGGCCTTTTTGCCGTATTGCTCTTGAAAGTGATCAGCCATCATATTCAGGCTTTTGTAAACGCCCTCACGAATGGCAATGCTTGGTACGACCACAATAAATTTAGACCAGCCATACTGCTTATGCAGTTCAAACATGGTACGGATATAACAATAGGTCTTACCTGTACCTGTTTCCATTTCAATATCAAGGTTTAATTGGCTTTTGGTCAGGTTTTTGCCTTTGCCATTATCATCCGTGATGAGTTGAGATGATCTTTGTAATGCACTTGCTGCTTGTACGTCCTGAATGTTGTTTAGTACAGCTTGCAGATCAAAAATATGGGCATTCTCAAAACCAACATCTGCAATAACTTTTTTAGCCTTGCCACCTTGTAAGTCCAAGGTTGCTTCAAGCATATCAACCTGTGCCGTTGCTTTTTTTGCTTTGGCTGCACCTTGGTCAATCATATAACGATGACCTTCAGAACGTGGTTGTCCTTTAAAGCAATCCACAATCGCTTGTACAGAGTCTTTCTGATACCCAAGGGTTTTAAAACGGATTTCCATTGTCTAACCCTCTCAAAGAAACTTGACTTCGGTATCAGGAGAGAGCTGTTTAAAGCGTTCTTTGATATTGGTTTTATCATGATCAAGATGAATGGCTTTTTCTGCTGATACGAAGCGTAAAGGATGATCTTTGGCAACCTCATCGACTAGATCAAAAGTTAACTCATCAAAGCAGGCCACAAGACTATTGCCTGCAACATAGAACACCTCTTTGCCATTCAGTGTTTTACGTTCAATTGGCAATGAAAGTTCTAGTCCCCAATCTAACATTACTTGGAAAAGTAAATCTTCAGATGTACGGTCTTCTTTAATATTTGAAGCTAAATCCAGCATATCAGCTTGTTTCAAAGCATCTGGTGTGTAGTACACATCCTTCATATTGGTTGAATCTATTTTTAGGGATCGGAAACCAATATCTAAATGGTCGATACCTTCTTTATCTAAATTTTCTTCAACTATTTTTTTACCTGCACGACGAATTCGTTCTTTCGATAAATCTGATATATTTAGAAAATTTTCATTTAAAGATACTGAATTAGACTTCTCATTAAATAATTCTGGTAGTTGAACCATTATGAATCTTCGATTCCCATTATCCCTTAGATTCATATTTAATACAGCATGAGCCGTCGTAGAGGAACCTGCAAAGAAATCTAATACTATATGTTCTTCATTCCGCGTCGTTGCTATTCCTAATATTTTTTCAAGAAGTTTGGTTGGCTTCGGTGTATCGAATACAGCTTTACCAAATAAAGCTTTTAATTCTGCCCCACCATCATCTGTAGTTCCTGAAGATTTATAATCCCATAAGTCAATTGGAACCATCCCTGAATTTTGTTCATTTAAATAAATTTTTAACCGTGGGTACTCCGCATTACCATCTCGTCCCCACCACAATCTGTTTTCTTCAATATGTTTTTTATGTTCTGCTAAACCAAACTTCCAAGCATGAGTAGGATGAAAAACTTCAATACCTGTATATGGATTAATTATACCGTAGACTAAATTAGGGCGGGCTTCTTTTACAGCAGGATTAACATAAGATGATGTCGCCCAAGGTCCTCGGGGGTCATTATCTGGATTTTTATAATTTGAATCTGCTTTTTCCGAACGATTTTCCTTAATAATATCTAGCTTATCAGACTTTCTAAAAACTATAATATTATCTTTTAGTGAATAAAATCTTTTAGCATTATTCGATCTTGTATATCTTTTTTCCCAAGCAATTTGTGCAATAAAGTTTTTTTCACCAAATATTTCATCACAAATTTTTCGTAAATTTGCAACCTCACCATCATCAATGTTAATAAATATTAATCCATCATCTTTCAAAAGATTTCTAGCCAGTTTTAATCGACTATAAATCATACTTAACCAATCTGAATGGAAGCGCCCATTGCTTTCTGTATTTGCAATTAATCGATTGCCCTCTTCATCAAACTGCTTTGATTTTTGAAAAAAATCATCTGTACTTTCGGCAAAATCATCCTCATAAATAAAATCATTTCCTGTATTATAAGGGGGATCAATATAAATTAATTTGATTTTTCCTAAATAGTTCTCTTGCAAGAGCTTTAGTGCATCTAAATTATCTCCTTCAATAAAGATATTCTTTGTCGAATCAAAATTAATACTTTCCTGACGATAAGGTCGCAAAGTTTTTGCGACTGGTGAGTTTGCAGTTAAAATAGCTTCACGTTTACCTGGCCAATCTAAACGATAACGTTCCTCACCACCATCAACTAACTTGTATGACAGCTCTTGACGTAAAAGGTCAAAATCTACTACTTGATCAACAATAGTATTACCTTGATCATCTTTGATTGCATTTCCATATTCATCACATTTAATTTTCTCAGTGATGACATTTGGAAATAATTTAGCCAAGTTGATGATATTTTCATCAACTTGATTTTTAGTATGCATTTTCAAGTTTTCCACGATATTCCTTAAATACGCTTATAAATTTTAAGAAGAATATAGCATTCTTCTTTTTCATCCTTACTATATAACTTCCAAGGTAACGTCAAATTATGACGCAGCTCTTATAACCATATTTCATAATCAATAAGATTTTATGGGAGATTCAAAATCTCCCACGTTTCACCTTTCTTGGTCTTATTAAAGTTTCTGAATTTTTCTTTAAATTCCTTAAAATCATATACTTTGTCAGTAGTAATAATATGATTAAAATGATTTGTATCATTCCACTTTTCAAATGTATTCATTACCAAATTATCGACAGTCATAACCTTAATTTTTGTCAACTCTTCGTCATAATTAACAAGATATAAGCTAGCTTTAAAACCAGATTTCCTTAAGGTGGTAGTTAATGCCCATAAGCTTATGAATTTTCTTTTATTTTTTTTCCAATATCTATTAGGATGGGAAGATATAACTGTTGAGTAACTTGCATCATTTTTCAAAAATTCAAAAATCACCCATCCCCAGTCTCCATTTTTATCTTTATATGCAAAAATAGAGTCAACATCAAAATTTCTTCCAGGGTCATCACCCAATAGCTCTTTTAAAAATCTTCCCGCAGAATCATCTGCACTACTAATTTCTTTAGATTTATTACTTAGAGCGGTTAGTTTATCTTTTTCATTACTCATGTTAATTCTCTTAATTTCTCTTTCAATCTTTCTATATCCATATGTAGACCTATCTTACGATTAAACTGTTTTTCATTTTTTAACTTGGATTTCATCTTATCAAGCTGCTTTTTCAAACTTTCAAGCTGTTGAGCTTTTTGCAATTTAAGTTCAATAGAAACCGATTCATCATCGTTTTCCTGATCTTTACTTGATGTAATCGGCAATATCTGTGCGATGAAATGTTCATATAGATCAGCTAGTTTTAAGTAAAGGGGCAATTCAACACGATCTGTATCTTCCAACCAATCAGAAGCATAATATTGGCCTATCACAGCTTTAGTTTTGTCTGCTTGATTCAAACGCTTATAGGTTGCAATAACTTTCACTTTATCTTGATAAACAACTTCAAAAATAATTGGAGTGAGAATGAGCTTATCAATGAAAGATAGAACTGACACATCTAAATCTTCAACCCGACTTTTCACTCGAAAGATTTGAATTTCCTTCAAATCTTCCTGATCTTGGAGGTGAATTGTAGATGAAGCCAACTTATACGCCCACCGTATATTTTCCACTTGATCAACAAATAGCTGTTCGATCTTGCTATTGGCTTTTCCTTGTTCATAAAACTTATTTTTCGGAATTAACCGATCCACTTTAGCCTGCTGCGGAAACTTGTATAACTTCATGCTTAACGTTCTTCAATTACAATAAAGCTAATCAGCTCAAAGTCGTTTAATCCAGAAACCACATCCACTAATGCAGAAGTGCTCAAACCTGAGAAAAGGCTATCAATATCCTTTTCCGCTTTTACGTCCTGAATGATATGAATCACAATATCCAATAATTCTGAATACTGGCTCATATCTCGTCCATCATTGGTTTTCTCATTAAACTTTTCATACGCTTCAGGAATCGGATGATCTTTTCCTCGACATGCTTTACGTGCTAGATCTAGTAAATACTTAGCTTGGGTATAGTCATAAACGACTTCACCGCCTTGATTAATATAAACTAAGTAATATGGATATAGGCGGTTGCTTTGGCTGTTGGGCGATTCAGGATGTCGTGCTCTTAGAGTGAAAATGACTCCCGCATTTAAACCGAGTTCTGGCTGTGCAGGCACAACAGTATGCAATCCATTCGGTAATCGCTCCAATTCAGGATGCTCTTCCATATAGCCAAGCAAATCCATACGGAAGTCGTTCAAACCTAAATCAGTAATAGAAACGCCTGTGTTGGCATCTTCCAAGTCTAAAACTTCAGTTTGTAGCTTCTGTAATTGTTCACGACGATAGGCAATATCATTGGCTTGAGCACTAAGGACGTTATCATCTCCCGTACTGGTCATATCGACGATCACCATGCGATTCTCGACCCGTTCACGCAAGTTAATATATTCATCCAGACTAATATCAGGCCAGTAATTAACGAGCTGAATGACGCTGTTTGATGAGCCAATACGATCCACACGCCCAAAGCGTTGAATGATGCGAACAGGGTTCCAGTGAATATCGAAATTAATTAGATAATCACTGTCCTGTAAGTTTTGTCCTTCAGAAATACAGTCGGTTGCAATGAGCACATCAATTTCTCTGGACTCTTCAGGAAATATGTCTGCTTTTTGCTTGGATTGTGGAGAGAATAGAGTGAGTAAGCCCTGCATATCATAACTTTGACGGCTTCCCACTCTGGTCTTAATCGTTGAAGTATTATCACTGCCGATCACTTTGGCACTGTGCAGACCATAGGTTTCTAGCAAAATAGGAGCAATATGCTCATAGATATAATTCGCTGTATCCGCAAAGGCAGTAAATATGATGACTTTACGGTTATTGGCATTAATTGGGTTCTGAATTTTCTCAACAACATGCGCTTTAATATGCTGTAGTTTGGCATCCTTTTCAGCGTTAATTGGCTGAATCATTCGCAGTAAACCGAGAATAATGTGGTAATCACCGTCTAGATCCGTTTTCCAGCTCAACAGATCCATATCAGCCAAATGAATTTTGAGCTTATTACCGATTAGATCTTCAGTATTGAGTAACTCGCCATTCTCATCTTCATCGTAGCCAAAGTCGGGGGAAATACTGACTTCATCATCGGCCTGACGAGCTTCAAAGTCCGCAATTTTAGCGAGTACATTTTCAATATTTTTCTTTAAAACGTTCAATGTCAGCCTAAACGCATGGACAGAACTTTCCAGGCGTTTCAGCAAGTTGACCGTCATCAAGGCCTGTAAACTTTTTTCACGGTCTACCTGTCTTAATTTACCTTTGCCTTCTACACGAGTATCAAAAATCTCTTCATACTTTTTTAAGGCACTTGGAAAGATATAGCTGACTGGTGCATAGACTGACATCTTGATTAAGGACAGATCCGCATAAATTTGATTCAGAGAAACACTATCCTGATCGGTTGATAATGCACAACGGAATGAAATCGGCTTGAGTCGTTGAGGGAACTGTCCAATATCTTTGGTGTCATAAAAAGTTTGAATGTGCTTTCTTGAACGAGCAATTGTCACGCTATCCAACAGCTTAAAGAAATCGAAATCTAGAAGGTTAAGAATTGCTTGAGTTGTCCGTTGGGCAGGATCTAGTTTTGCCCAGGCATTAAAGCTGGCCTGTGCTCTACGGAATATGGTTTCGATATCACGTTCAGTATCGAGCTTATTTTCCAATAACGCTGCATTCCCTTCATAAGCAAGGGCGAGCTGATTCTTAAGGTCAGTAAAGTGATTGTTTACTGGCGTAGCAGATAACATTAACACTTTGGTTTTCACGCCCTGACGAATCACTTGATTCATTAAGCGGTCATAACGTGTTTCACGATCCTTAAACGTGCCACGGTTACGGAAGTTATGCGACTCATCAATGACAACCAAATCATAGTTACCCCAATTGATTTTCGCCAAATCTATACCTAGGGTTTCACCACCTTTGCGAGAGAGATCGGTGTGATACAATACATCGTAGCTAAAACGGTCTTTAGCAAAGATGTTCGTGACTAGATTGGCGTTATAATTCGTCCAGTTCGCTCCCAATTTCTTAGGGCATAAAACTAGAACACTCTTGTTACGCAATTCGTAGTATTTGATCACAGCCAATGCAGTAAAAGTCTTACCTAAACCCACACTATCCGCCAAGATACAGCCATTGTAGGTTTCAAGTTTATTGATAATGCCTACGGCTGCATCTTTTTGGAAATTGAACAGCTTATTCCATACCAAGGTATCCTGATATCCTGTGAGATCATTCGGCATGACATCTGCATTGATATCTTCCAAGAAATCTTTGAAGATGTTGTAAAGCATTAAGAAGTAAATACGTTCAGGTGGATTTTCCTGATATACAGACTCAATGTGTCGAATAATTTCACTGGTGACATCTTCAACTTTTGAGGGATCATTCCAAATTTGATTGAATAGCTGAATATAGGTTTGCACCATCGGCTGCTCATCAAAGCAGTTCACCATATTGGAAATAGCATTGCCTTTTTCAAAACCGAGTCCCATCGGGGTAAACCCTTGGATAGGCATATAGGTTAAGGACTGCTCCGGTTTTTGAATACTGATGAATTCCTGCATCGGTGCATTGCTATTATTCGATTTAAATGTTGCTTTTCGTCGTATCCAATCTGCACATTCTTTAGCAATTGCCTTTTGCGATAGCTGGTTTTTCAGATGAATTTCAAACTCTGTGCCATAAAGACTGCTTTCACGGTCTTGTTTAGGAATGACAAACTCACGTTTTTCTTTTTTTAGCTTATCTGTGACGTTATCAGCTACAAAAGTAGGTGACGTAAACACAAATTGCAATTCTTCGATCTTTTCTAGTTCTTTTTTTAAAGCAGCATAAGCATAGATTGAGAAATATGAAGCAGCGATCTTTAATTTTGTTTTATTTTGAAGATTTAATCTAAGGCTTTCACCTAATAAAGAATTAATATTATCTATTAGTTTCATTTAATTTCGGGTGCAAACAAATAATGAAAAAAGAATATAAGCGATATTTACAAAGAATTACAGGCGCATATAAAAGGAAAACCCCAAAACTTACGTTTCAGGGCTTTTCACGAATCTTGGTGGAGATGGCGGGAGTTGAACCCGAAACAATCAAACACTATCAAATGCTATAAAATTACCGACATTAAAAATCAATAACTTACATCCCCTAGCCTGAATTATATTTTACTGCTTATCAAGTACGCCTGTCAAAAAACCTGTCATAACTATGTTTATTCACTCTTGTATATATGGTTCACATTGTAGGATTTCCGACCAAATGCACTCAATCTTGCGACCTTAATTGTCGTATCACTGATTTCCAAAGATTTTTATAATTTGAAATTTTAAAGCCTCATCTCTACCATAAACTTGAATATGTAACGAAATCAATTTTTATGAAGCCGCGTGTTTTTTGCTTGGTTGATGTGAACAACTGCTATGCCAGTATAGAACGTTTCTTCAACCCTCAATTAATAAATCAACCAGTTATTGTGCTGTCCAACAATGATGGTTGCGCTGTTGCACGTTCTGCTGAAGCGAAAGCCATTGGCATAAAAATGGGAGATCCCCTTTTTAAAATTTTTGATTTAGTAAAACAACATAATGTAGCAGTACTCTCCAGCAATTACCCAGTCTACGCTGAAATGAGCCGCAGATTTCATGCAATATTAAAACAGTTTGTAGCACCTCATGAACATGAAACGTACAGTATTGATGAGGCGTTTCTGGAGCTGACAGCATACAGGCAGAACTATGATTTAGATGCTTACGCCCGTCTCATGAAGAACCGCATATGGCAATGGATCGGCCTGCCTGTATGTGTTGGAATAGGCCGAAGCAAGACTGAAGCAAAAATGGCAAATCATCTTGCAAAAACCTACATGACATTTGATGGGGTATGTAACCTCACAACCTTTGAAGCCAATATAAGAGATTTACTTTACAAACAAACTCACGTATCAGAAGTATGGGGAGTTGGTAGACAGCACGCTAAGAAACTGGAGTCTATGGGTATTAGCAAGGTCTATGATCTAATGATGGCCAACCCTTACCATATGGAATCATTGTTTAGTGTAGTTATGAAGCGCACGGTGCTTGAGCTTAACGGTATCGCCTGCATTGAAATTGAAGACACGCCACCATCACGTAAACAAATCATTTCATCACGTGCATTCAAGCAAAAAATTACTGATAAAAATGATCTGAAAGAAGCCATTGCACGACGTACACAAGAGGCATTTACACGAATAAGAAAGGATCAGGCGTTATGCGGTTGCATTATAGGCTTTGCTCACTCAAGCCCATTTGATGTGAATAAACCATTTTATAAAAAAGAATTCTCTCAACCCTTTGCTGTACCAACAGATGACGTTAGAAAGCTCGTAAAAGCGACCACTAGAATGATTGATTATATTTATAAAACTGGTGTTGACTTCAAAAAATGTGGGGTTGTTTTGACTGCACTGGAGAGCAAGCATACTTATACATATGATTTATTAACTGATTATAGTGACTTAGAAAAAACAGAAAATTTGATGCAGGCGATTGAAGGGATTCAAGGGAAATTCGGAAAATTTAAACTAGGCTTTGGCGGGAGTATGTATCAAAATCGGTCTTGGTCGATGTCTCAAAACCTAAAATCTAATAATTATTTTACGTGGGAAGGGATGCTAACCATTTCCAAATAGTATATTTATATTAAAATTTTAACTTTTGAAAATAAATGAGACATACATGACTAAAAATACTGGGAAAGATTACGAGTTTTTTACTGGGAAACTTTATACAGCAATCCTAGCCTCAGAAGAAATGGGACTAGGATTACAGAAAAACGTAAATGTTGAAGTCAATAAAATACTAGAAGATAGTTTTGGGAATAAAAGACAGTTTGATATTTATTGGGAATTTGAAATCGGAGGAATTAAACATAAAGTAGTTATTGAGTGTAAAGATTACTCAAGTAATGTTTCTGTCGATATTGTAGATAGTCTAATCGGTAAGCTTAGAGATTTCCCTAACATACGTGGTCTTATTGCTACCAAGAAAGGATATCAATCAGGTGCCGAAAGTAAAGCAGCAGCTAACGGAATCGAACTACTCCGAGTTAGAGAACAAAATGAAAGTGATTGGATTGATGAAAATGGTGATCCTTTAATTAAAGAAGTACATATCAATATGGTTTTAAATTCACCAATTGAAGTTACCTCACTAACCATTTTGTATCCGGAACACAAAAAAGAAGAAGCATCAAAAGTACACCAATGCCAAAACAATGAGATATTTATTACCAATCATGAAAATAATACGAGTTACTCGCTTTTAGATTTACAGGAGTCACTTATAAATAAACATGAAAATGAGCATGGAGAATTTACACACAAAGAAATCTTTAATGGAGAGATTAATTACCCAAATGGTAGTTCCGAAATTAAAGGTTTCATTATGGAATATAAAATTGCACCTCCTTATGAGGAAACTATTGTTATCGATATTGCAAAAGAACTAGAAGGAGTTGTTGAGTATCTCAGCCAAGGAAAAAAGGTAAAAGTATTTTCAAATGGTTTAGTTAAAATCTGCTAATAAAAGCCCTCACCTGAGGGCTTTTCCTATTTCTATCCATGCATCCACTTTAGCTGCACAGTCATTGCCTTTTGCTATCGTATCTATGGCCCAAGGGGTAATAATTTTACCAGTGCCACCCTCAAGCTTATTAAAACGTTCACATGGCTGCATTAAATTAGCTGGTACGTTTGGCTTCAATAAGACTGTTGATCTGGTACACCCCATCATCGTCAATACAACGATTGAGATAAATAGGGCGCTCAATGATCTTTTGCACTTCACGCTCAACATACTCGACTTTTGTACGTTGTTCTGACCTATATTGCTCATAATCGGCACTCACTTTATTTAGCTCATTTTGTGCTTCTGCAAGTGCTTTCACCTGCTTACGCTCAATATCTTGTATTTGCGACTGACATTGCTGTTCAGCCTGCTTTAAAAGGCCTGCATAGCGATTTGTGATAGCCGTCTGAATAACAACCACAACCACTAAAATGATGATTGCGGTCCAGCGTTTATTCAATAAAATCCAAGTCATGAGTTTTCACCTATGCACTTTTGATGACGCTCAAGCTGTCTAGACCACACGCCATAACAGTTATTTTTACGAATGCTACAATCACGCCCCGCGACATATTTCCACCTCAGCAATGCATCACATGCCTGTCGTGGTTTATTCTTTAAAAGCAGTTTTCGCATAGATGAGCCTGACCAAGCCGATTGCCCGTACTGATAAATAAAGTCTAGATAGATTTCATATTCAGTCTGAGTTAATTTCACGTTTGGCAAAGACATCTTTAAAAATTCTTCATCTTTACTTACGTGATAACGCAACCATTTATCCGCTGTATCTCGGCTAATTGGTGGGTCCGTCATTTTTACTTTTTGGCCGTTAGGTTTAACAGTGGTGCCATGACCCTGTGTCGGAACATCACCAGCAACTGGAATTGTTGGATTTGCCGTATATCCTTCTTCCTTTTTCAATGGCACAAAAAAAGCAGCCGAAGCTGCTATTAGTACCACTGCAATTTTAGTCTTGTTTGTCATGATCATTCTCATTCATGAGCTTATCGTGTAGCTCTTCATCTCGTTGATCTTTACGATATGCAGCAATGGCCTGAATAATCAGTCCAACTACCGCACACACGCCCCCCAACACAGCCATCCATTCAGTAGTTGAAAGTCCACCTACTAAAACCATTCCACCCCCTGCTATGTTTGTTGCTAATCCTAAAGTAGCTGTGCTTGTTGATGCTGCTGGTTCTGCCATACCCATTTCTCCAGAAACTGGCAATAAAAAAGCACCCGTTTAGGGTGCTATATAGGATTTGTTTAAAAAGTTACGTAAAAAACCAGCTTCCATATGAACCAAATACCTCTGTATTGCCGTTTAAATTGTTTTGAAAATCAAGCCACGCACCAATAAATTGTGTATGGGCTTCAGTATAGTAGGAACCATCAGCTTTACGTATACGCAAACCAGAGATATTACAACCTTGACCTACAATAGTTGTCGTATTTGCAAGCCCAATCTTTAATCGACGATAATCATTGTTTGCTGCAATATAAATTGCCGAATTACCCGATGTATCTATTGACGGGTCCTGCCAAATTATATTCGACATATTTCGAGAGGATGCAGTCCAACCCGTATGCAAAGTAATGATATTGGATAGAAAGTCTTTACCAAAAAAATGGGTGATAAAGTCAAAATCAAGATAAGCACGATTTGGATCTTCGAACATGTACGTAGAATTATCTTCATAGTTTTGAACCGAAGCTGGAACGTAATAACCAATTTTTCCATTTGGGTCGTTATTAATGATCTTTCGAATATCAAAGTGCCCTAGCTTTCCAGTATTAAAGGCACCATTCATCGTTAGAACAATGGGTAAAGATTTATCAGTAACTAACTCTTTAACTGTGCACCGAAAGCCCCCACTTCTGTGCCATGCATTTTGCAAAAGGGTATTACCTTTTAAATCCGACAAAACCAGCTTATTAATATCGATATAGCCCTGATTATTCGCACCACCTGCGCATAACACTAATGGCTGCTCACAACTCTTAATTGTTGTGACACCTGAAATTTCTATTTCATAGGTTGAATCATTTGGAAAGAAGTACCCGACTAAACCGATTTTACAATTTTCAATAGTTGGTGAAGAGATAATACAGTCTTTCAAATTCGATTTCGGTAATCCTGCAGCAGCTTCTGGCTCAATATCTATGCCTGCTTCAGGTGCTTTACCCTTCACACCGAAAACATAAGGCATCAAAATGTTTACTCGTGTGCCAGCACTGAGCGAGATACCATTTCGGCCCGCATTCAATACAGTTGGTTCCGAAATAGTAATATCAGTAGGGGTATCATCAGTTATTAACCCCCAACGACGACCAACATAAATGCCATCACCCCAAGTGTTAGTAACTTTAGGTCGATAAATATAGCCTTTTTTGGATTGGTAGTTAGCGATTCCATACCCCCATTCACCCTCAGTCCCTAAATGCTGATCTCTATCACCAGTAATTTGTGGGAACAGAACTTTATAGTTCTCAATGTTTTCGATATGTAGAATTGAGTAGGTTGTAAAATCATTTGGTATGATTTTAAAGTTGCCTTTTGGTGTAAAAGTGATGTCATTATTGCTTCGGACGTAAAAACAAATATTATGGTCGGTCTCAACTGGAGCAACCATAAATTCCGCATCTACAACAAACGGAACACCATAGTTAACTGCAATATCATTAACTTGCTGTAATTTTAAAGACTGGCTCTCTACTTCAGAAACATCCTTGGATTTTACGAAGTCAGACGCAAAAAGATTTACCGGCTTTTGCAATATCCAACGACCAATATTGTTCGATGGCAAAATAGAATAAATATCATCAGTGGCATCTACTGCTTGAGATTTGTATTCATAAACATAGCGGTTGTTAACTAATACTCTTTGTCCATTTTTTCGAACAATTAGTGCTTTTAAATTTTCAATATTTGGCACATTTTGCGTAGTTTTATCATTAATTAACTTTTGCGTTTCACTACCATCAGCCACAAGATCTGTAGTCCAACCAGCAGCCCCAGCACCACCAGCTAAAGCAATGTTAATTGCTTCTTGCAAATCATCAATCGTCACATATCCTGAAGCAAGCATCTCATCAAATAAACGAGACAACATAGGTAAAGATTTAAAAGGCTGACCGTAACGTGGTTTGATTACTACATCTTCATTAGCTGCTTTACCCGTATCTGAAAGATCTTGCTTTATCTTTTTAAAATCTTCTGGTGTTAAGATTCCAGCCATAACTATCTCCAAAAAAAAGCCCCGCAAAATGCAGGACTTTTTTCAAGTATTAAAATCAAATTAGGTTTTTAATGATGTCTTTATCATTTTGATAATAACGATCATCTAAATTAGTTGCGCTTAACGTATTCTCAAAAACCCCATTTCGACTTTTTGATGAGACAAGAAATAGTTCCTCATCTTGCCGATAATCTTCTGTAATTGAGTAAACAGTTTTAACCTCACCCTCAGTTACTAGAGCTTCAAGCGGGGGTCTTGATAAAATAAAATCATATTCACTTACACCTTGAATAATTGGGATCTGGTCTGTAAATCCACTCTTCAATTGCAAATGGATCACACAATTATGACCTGCCTTCAAAATACATGGCTGACTAACACTTAAACTGAGTCCATTCCACGATACGACTTCACCAGAAGTCACAGAGCCATCACCAAAACCAGTAAGGGCCAATCGAGTATCATCAACAATAATTATTGAATCACCCCGTCCAGTAAGTTCACCTTCAGCGAAGCAATCAAACTTACAATTAACTCTTTGATACTTTAATTTATTCCATGCACGCCAGCCAATAACATGGGCTTGAGCTTTGTAAGCAATACCATTTCCCTCGATTTTTTTCGGGTTCGTAATTTGATCATCTGGTATCTTCAAAGTCTTTTCAACCCAACCAGCTTCACTATCAACATATGTTATTTCAACACCATCATAATTATTCTCAATCTTAAAGTTATAAGTTCTAACCTCAGTTTGAGCTTTTTTATTTCGATGATTGAATAACAAAATTGGTTGCTTCTCAGCTTTCTCAAAATCAAAGTAAAGCGCTCGATTTAAACGACGTTCATTTGTACCCGAAACACCAGCCATCATTCGACAAATCTCTTCAAATGATTGATTTGTATTATCAAGGGTGTAATTAAATTCAGCCATTTTTTCAGAACCAAAATATTCAATGACTTCATCAAATACTCGATAAATTTCTCCAGTATTGATTTCATTTAAGGATCGACGGCCAATACGCTTATGTAGAGCAAGTTCAATGATTAAATCTGCTATATGACGAGAAGGCATACGTTCTGCGGATCGCACACCTCCACGATAAGAATAAACCAGACTTTCTGCAATGCAATTCGTCATGCGACTATCAACAGCAGTAGCAGCACGTGTCGCTTGTGTTCGTTGCCTAATTAAAACCCTATTGTCATAAACAAGTTTCGTCATATAACGAAATGCATATGCCGTATAGAATTTAATTTCATCAGACAAATCTACTGCATCACCATTATCATTGACTCGCCTTGCGCGAAAACGCACCGCACCAGTAAAAGGTAAATTAATCCACATGGAACCACCAACACTGTCACGGTTATTTGCTTTCCCATTTAAGCGAATAGTTTTATTAAAAACCGCTCCAGATGGATTACCAGAAAGTACACGTTGATATTCAACATAAATATCGACATATTTAGCATCTGAACCTTGGTAAATACCATTTAGCGCCTGAAAGTTAAGTAAAAGACCTGTAGCTTTTGGAGAATCAATCGTAAACCAGCCTATCCAGTTATCTTGACCACCACGCAATTTAATATTACCTGTTACGGTCTTCATATCCTGCAAACTTTCCAGCTTATTCCAATCAGAATTGACACTACTTGGTGTAGCAAGGCTGAGTTGCTTATTTACTGTGTCAACTCCAGTAACTACATATTCTCCATCAAGAAAAATATTTGCAGTATTTGCTGTCAAATTTGCAGAAATATTTGAAGTTAGTTGCTCGGTTATATTGGAGAAATTTGTATTAGTGGCTAGTGGGTTCTTTAAATGTACCGTATAAATATTTGAAACATAGGTCACCGAATCAATATCATACAAACCCGCTAAATCTAATTGCCCATTAACAGGATCAACTACAAGTAGCGAAGTAACATTTATCTTGCGGTAATTTTGATAATCTAAAACATTTTGCGTTGACTCAATTGAAAACGTTTCATTAGTGGGATTAACTTTCACTTGTCCTGTAATTAACAGATCACTAATACCAAAATTTGCTCCACTAATGATTATAGATTCATTTACATTGAATGAATTGAATCTGTCAGACGTACCTTGATCATTAGCTTTAATCATATTTGGAAATTGAAAGTAAATATCACCCGCTTCTAAACGAGTACTGTTTGGAGGCAAACATGTCTGGCCATTAATTGATTCATTTTGCCGAGCAATGATTGGGACTTCATTAAAAGCATCCCCCCACTTATAAATTGTTTCATTTCCAATCAATGACTGGTTCAAGCCATATGCAGAAAGGCTTGTTCCTGTTATTTCCTGAATCGGTGTATCACCAGATTTAAACTGAGTTAAACGCACTGGATTTTCACACACACACATTAACAACTCTTCGACCTCTACCCCATCTTTAAAATGTCGATAAGGTGGTGCAAATAGGTCTGGTATTGCTTTAGGCGCTCCAAGAATAAATGGAACACGCTGCTTAATACGTTGTCGATTTTCAGGATTCGATAAATTGTTATTACTCGAACCAGTCATTGATCCAGTATTTGAAGGTACTTTTGGTACTTTTACCAAAGCAGAAACTGCCTGCCCCAATATTTTCGTGGCAATCCACGTTACTGCTGAAGATAACTCACCAGGATAAAGAACTATCGAGCATTCATCATTCATTTCCATGAGACGAGCTAATGAGGCCCTATCACTTCGGGTTGGAGTAATATCATTCTCAGGACATGGATTGCCTTTATAGATTCTTGCTTGAGGGTGTTTTGCCTTTTCTTGCAGAAATGTATAAAGAATATTTTCAGCTTCGATAATACTCGTTTCTTGCTGATCTAAAGCATTCTTAATAATGTAAATTCGGCTCATAATATCGAATCCGTTTAAACCATATTTTGGCCTGTTCAACTGTAATTCGTTGAACACCACCCTCACTTAAATGAAAAATCTTGTTCTGAAAAAAAAGCCCGACATGCGAGCTTTCATTCATATATGTCATCAGGACTATGCAGCCCTCAATTGGCCTATCAATCCGTTTATTTTGGTGGACTGTTTCTCTGGAAGTTTTGATCGAATCACTTAAAGGCTGTACCAGTCCAACAAAGCAAGGCGAGTAATCGATGCCATAAATATGTTTTGCTGCTTTAATGACAAAATGAACACAATGAAAAGTTTCTGGATCATATTTGCAAAAAAATAATTCGGTAATATTCATGAGTAGAAACCTTCCAAACTCGGATCAGTAGTTGCCGAATAAATTTCTCCCGTACCAGAATTATTCAAATCGGGGGCTTGCGCTTCAAAACTTGATCCACGCCAATCACGTGTTACTGTTACCACCTCCAACCCCTTTACAACATAGGTTGGAATATCATAACGACCCATGACATAAGCCCGATAATTCAATACTGGTGGTAAAATTTCCTCATCACTAAGAATAAGCTTGATCAGATCTGGTATTACCGCTCCAACATCTCCGATAGTTGCTGTAAGCTTCTGGTCTAAATTATCTTCATCACTCCCTCGATTTATCGTAAGTGGCACAAAAACGTATTCATAAGTTTGCCCATCTTCATGCGTCAGTTTCAGTGGCTCACTAGAGTTGACTACATAACGTAAAATTGCGGGCCAATTTGGGTGGGAAATTTCAACGCACTCAACCCAACCAATCGGCCCCGTTGATTGATCCAAAACAGCCAACATCTCTTCTGTAATGACGTTCATTTATCAACACCTGTCGCATCAGGGAACCACTCATTAGGAATTTTCTCAATTGAATCAAAATTCCCACTACCGTTACCCTGCCATAACTCGATAATATCTCTGTCAAAGTCAGGATCTCGTTTTAATGGTTTAACAAGTATTTGAAAACTAACCATGACCACAACTCCATTTCGCTTTGATTCACCAGGTAATGATTTAGATGTGAATCGACATTCACACTCTTCAACAATCCCATGATCTAATGAAAGCTCCCATTTCCAATTTTCTGGCTGACGCTGCTTTGTTCTCCAAAACGCCCAAAAATATTGACGGTCTGCATCATCCTTTAATAAAACCGAAACAGTTACAGAATGAGGCGAACCAACAAAAAAGGGAGCTTGCCGTGGCATTCCCCCTTCATTTTCTTGTTCACGAATATCATTACCTGGTGTAAAGCCATACCCTTCTTGCAAGGGGCAAAGCATGAAAGTATCCAAAATTACCCCCTATTTCGTTCAACCATAAAACCTTGCTGCATCATTTGAGACTCATGACTATTGGCTTGGGTTCCTAATCGAGTAAAAGCTTGCGCAACTTCTTGTCTCACAATATCAATTGTCACTTCCCCATTAGAAGCCCTACGCTCTCTAGCAGAATAACCAGGAGGGACATTAATATTAATATTTACACCACTTCCACGCGGCTGTTTTTGATTAGCAATAAAGCTTGTAAAATCCTTATTTTGTTCAGGATTTAACACTCGCTCACCACCATCTAAGAGCCAAGTACCTTCTTTCGGAACATTTGCAATACCATCATGAGCCATACCAGTTAAGCCAACAGATTTAATCTGAGAAGCTTGTGCTAATTGTAAACCTACAGCAGCAGCAGCCATTGCTGGAGCAATATAAGGTCCTATTAGCGGGATAGCAGATACAGAGGTATACACATTAGAAAATGTTTGTGGTGCATTCATTAAAGCCTGAGCTATTGCAAAGGCTTTAGACATTGCAAACATTGATTTATATGCAGCAGATTGTTCGCCAAGCATGGACCCCATTAAATCAGTCATACCGCTAAGAGTATCATTTGCCGCCTGCATTCCCATTGCTGCTTTATCGCGGTTATATACTTGATCAATTAAAAGCATACGTTGACTATGTTCCTGCCAAAGCGCTTCCCGTTGTTCAGCTATAGCTTTTAAATCAGCATTTGGGTCTTCAGCTTGTTTATCTAATACTGCTGATTGAGTATCGTATAAAGCAAAGGACTCTTCATAACGACTATCCCTAGACTGCTGGAGTCCATAAATTCCAGAATTTCCTGTCATTTCAGCATAAGACTTATTCCAATTTGCTGCCGCCTTTGCCGCTTCCTGTGTTGCAGTAATGATTTTTTCATTTTGTGCTTCACGAAAAGCATCCAAATCTTTTTGATAGGCTTCTTCTTGCAATTTGAGATATTTTTCAGTTGCTTCCTGATCACCAGCATAAGCTAATTTGATTTGTTTAATTGCCTCTGCATTATCTAATGCTAACTTCTGTTCAGGTGTTGCATACTTCGTAATAATTGCAAGTTGCTTCTTCTGCCGCTCCTCTTGAATTTTTAAAGCTTCTTCATTCGCTTTTTGAACTATATCAAGTTCAGCATTTGCATCTTTTAAAGCATCTGCTGTACCTTTATATCCCAATACTGAAACATGAATATGCCCACCAGTTGCGCGGCTAGAAGGATTACGATATTCATCCAGAACCTTGATAGCAAAACCATAACGTTTTGCCATCTGTTCAATTTGTGCTACAGCCTCACCAGATTTTTTAACATCACCAATAGTAAAATCAAAAGCATTACCAGTAGCATGCTTACTATTTGTCCCTTTATGGTAAGTATCATTAAATGCAGTAAATCTATTTAAATCTTTACCCATAGCAGATTGAACCAATTGTGCAAAATTTGCTGTGTAAGCTCTTACTTGACCACCTGCAATTGACTCCGCACCCTTAATTCTCAACCCATTAAGAGCCGATGCACCTACCATTTTATTTAGCTCATGCTGAGCTTTCGCTAACTTTGCTGCTGCTTTTGCCTGCTCATCCTTAGCCTTTGCATTCTTTTTTGCAGTATCAGTATCAGTAATAGTACTTTTTGAAGTAGCTAAATTTGCTTGGTTAATCTTTAATTGAACGGCTGTCAAACCATTCAGAGTAGGCATAGTGTCTGTCTGAATATTACTTACAAAAGCCATAGTGCTTTTTAAAGTTTTATCAATACCAGACGCTGTTTCATTCCAAATTGATTTACCTTCACTAAAACCACTTTTAAGTACATTAATCTTATCGCCTAAAGAAGTTGCTGCATCTAATCTTGCAGCTACTGCCCCGATATGATTTACCAAATCTGCAAAACCACTAACAGCTTGAATCGTTATTGAAATTGCGCTTGCTACGCCTACAATTGCAACACCTACAGCTTTTGCAATTGTTCCAACAGAATTTAAAACCGTGCCAAAACTGCCACTTTTTACAGCCCCATCTACAAAGTATTGAATCAAATTACTCAACACTGGGGTCATTTGCCCGGCAATTTGGTTCTTAAAACCTTGAAATTGTGTACTCAAAGCTTGCGTCTGAGCATTAAGTAATAAGGATTTATCAATACTTTCTTGGGTACGAACTACACCAGCCTCTCTTAATTGATCACCATATTCTTTAATCAAAGCTGAATTATTAGCAAATAAAGGAGCTAAATCACCTAAATCAGAGGCTAATGATTCAAGAACAAAACGCTTTTCAGCAGCAGTTGCCCCCATTTCATTTAATTTAGTAGTTATTTGACCCAAAGCATCAACAGTATCCATTGTTGAAAGTTTCTTCGCAAAATTATCAATTTCTTTTGCCGACATTTTTGTATTATTTGCCAGCATTTCAAAAAAATCTTTTGCCCCACCACCTTTTGTTGAAGTATATTCACCAAGCTTTTCTGAAGTATCAGCCAAGATATCACTTAATTTATCTTGCTCAACCCCAAACGCACTAGCTGCCCCTGCAACAATTTGAAAGTTTTCAGTTGTTGTTACTGCCCTTCTAGATAATTTAACTAATTCCGCATCTGCTTTTGCCAACTCAAAAGCCATTTGGCTTAATGCTCCGCCAGCTACTAAAGCACCACCAACAGCCATACCAGCTAAAGCCGCTGTTGCGGTAAGAATACCACCGCGCATAGCTCCTAATTTACCTGTTACACCTTCAATAGCGGAACCCAACTGTGTACCACCTAGTGAAGCATTCATTTGATCTTTGAAATCAGAAAATGCTTTACCCATTTTTCCGGTAGATTCTTTGGCTTTCCGTTCAGCTTGAGTAATTGGACCCACAAACTGACCAATTTGAGCTACCAAATCTAGGGTTAAACGCCCTAATGAACCAGATGCCATAGTTTTCTCCAGACAATAAAAAACCGGCCTTTAAGCCGGTTCTATGTTTTTCAAGTTTCTATCAAAGGTGAAAATCACAGATTATTTTTGATATTTTCAAACAACTGATTTTCTAAAACACCTTTAGACACGCAAGTTAAATTCATATCTTGATCAGATGCGCCAACACGATATTCAGCAGTTGGATTACCCTTAATTGTCAAAGAATTATCATCGACAATAATGTTATATGAAAATTTTGAATTAGTACGATTATCTCTTAAATAGTCTAATCCCATAGTTTTACCACAGTCCGCTAAATCTGGATTTAAACGAAGTGTTTTAGGTACTGTAGTAATAATGCCTGTACTAGCATCAATGTTTTGAATTTGCTCACCATTCAAAGCTAAAGTTTTTTGAACGGCTTTTAATAAGTCACCTTTTTTTGCATGAATTGGCTGCTTAATTAAGTTGTTTGCTTGTAAAATTTCTGGAGGCGTATAGGTGGCCGCACAACCTGTAATTATTAAACCCATCAAACTTACAACTAAAAAATTTCTCATGATTTTCACCATTTGTTATAAACTTGGTTAATCTATCAAACAGAACAAATAATGTCACATGTAAGACCATCTTTTAGATGGTCTAAACTTAAATTAAGATTGATAATTTTGCATTGCTTCTTCAAAACTTATTTCTGGCGCATCAGTATGAGGCATAAAGTCATATATATCTTCAACTTTGAAATCATTAGCTTTTGCATACATAAATTTGAGTTCAGCTAAAACTTGTTCAAATCTGAGACCTATGTTGAGGCTTCCCCGGCGATGTCTGTACTGTTTCCAGAAGAGAAATTCTCGGTAACTGAGTTTCGTTTTTGCTTCTGCGATTGTCGAGCCCGCGATGCCGTTTTGGACGAGTTCCGCCCAGATTTCAAGTTCGTTGAACTCTTCTTCTGTGTACTCGACTTTCCCAAGAAGTTTTTTTCAAGAATTTTTTGCCAAATTGCATCAATTAAGTGTTTATTGAATTTTGCACGCACTTGTTCTTCTGTAAAGACTCGCTCACCATCTTCAGTAACAATACAATCAGCCAAAATTGAAGCTAAGCCCTCACGACCCTCAGTATTAGCATTCATTTGAGCTTTGGCCGTTTCATAGTCCATAATTTTAATATAAGTTTCAAATGAGCAAGGCTTTCCCTCAACAACAATATCAACTTGGATTAACTCAGGTTTTCCGACTAGAACACCTGCTAAAATATCGTCTACACTCAGTTTATTCATTTTTCAAATTCCAAAAAATTAGCCCCTATTGGGGCTATGGCTTGAAGATTAAGGGTTAATAGTTTCCGGAATCCAATCGACTGCCGTATTGCGTTGAATTGTCACGGTACTCTTTACGACAGTATTTGCTTCAACATCCATAGGAAATGTATCAACATAACCTTTGAACATATTCCAGCTACGGCCTTCTGGCAAAGTTACTTCACCAGTTTGTGCATCAATGGTAGGAACAAGATTTTTAACACTGCCCTTTGTTTTACCTGCCCAGCCAACAATCCATGATACGGCTTTACCCGATTTTTCAAGATTATATAAACGAACATGAGATGGTTTTTGAGGATCAGCATTTACATCAAATGTTGATTGACCAGGGTCTTTTAAACCACCACCATCCAAATAAGTTTTGTTTTCCTCTTGTTTTAAGCATGTTGTTTCAATTCGGTCTTTTGAATCTGTACCAGGCTTAAAATTTAGAGGACAATCAACTTCGACAAGTTCAAAAGTACCAGGTGTACTTGGTACCTCATCAACAAACCAGACTCCAGTGCCTTGCGTGCGACGCGCCATAATATTTTCTCCATAAAAAAACCGCCTTTTGGCGGTCTTAGAATTTAAGGTTCTTCATACCATCGGCTATCAATCCGAATTCGGTATAAATTGGTATCTGGGTCGCGCTCGACTCCAGTATAACTTTCGATGTAACAATCTGGTTCAATACTTGTTCTTAAAAGCTTGGCAATTTGACGAACTGAAGCTTTGCTATCAGCATAAATATCAATTTGTGCAAATATTGAATCCATATCAGAAGGCTCAGACAAATATTGTTCAGCATCAGCATTAATAATTTGCCAGCAAACATATGGAGCACCATTTGTATTATTTGCATCAAACTCTGCTACTTTTAATCCAACTTCATCTGTTAAAAGCCGTACAAGTTCAGAATTTTTTTCACATATTTCATATAATGGGATAATCAACATTAATTTATGTCCCCCAAAATATCTTTTTTAAGGCTAGCAGTTACAGCAGCAGTAGCATTATCGATATTTGATTCTAAAGCTGGGCGCATATAAGGTTGGGCTTTAGTCTTTGCAGTTCCAAATTCAACTAACCAAAAGTGTCGGGTATCATTTACTAATGGTGTGTAGTGAGGGTTAGGTTGACGTTTTTTACCTTTGCGCTGAACCTTTTTGTTCTTTCTCCAAAATTGACCGCCATCCTTAACTCCGATCCGAACCTTCACAGAATTTTTATCTGGAGTTTTTCCTGCACGAATAACAATATTTTTAGAAATATCTGCTCTAGTCTTAGGATCATTAATTTTTTGGGCTTTTTCTTTTGCAGATTTTTGAACTATTTTAGCTCCCTCTCGCAAAGCCTTTTTCACGTGCTTTTTTTGAACATTTTTTGCCATTTCATCTAGTTTTTTTAGCGCTTCTTCAAGCCCTTCTAATTGGAATCCTGCCATTTATAGACCCCCTGTTCACAGGCTAATGTCAAATATTCATTTCCAGATTTCTTATCTCGCAATGGACTAATAATTCGGTAATAAAATCCATCACAGACTAAGCGACATACTGACCAATCAGTCCCAGGTAAAACATCAGACTGCCGAATAAGAATGCGACAAGCTACAGCAGATTGTTCTTTACTAGCAGCAATCAAATCACGTACTGATAAATCAGTGATATGACCATATATAGGAAAAATTGTTGTCCAAATCTCTTCACGGTCACCAGATTTATCACGGGTAACTTCAATAAGTTTCTGCTGGACTTCAATATATTGATTTAAGTTGCCGGATTGCATGAATCACCCCCTTGCACCAACCAAGCTTGATAAGCAACTTCCATTGCAAAAACTTGATATTCACCGTTGTCACGAATAAAGAGACGCTCACCGTGAATGTAAATTAATTTGATATAAAACGGCTAGGCTTTAATCCAGGCTTCAAATTTTTCATGCATGGTTAAACCCCCATCTTTCGATAAGGAAACATTAACCGCTCACACGCTATATTCACGAAAAGAGCTGCATCGGTCTGAGCCGCTCGGTTTTGATACATATCTCCGATAATTAATAAGGCTGCAAAAACTAAATCTTCAGGTAATTCACCAGGTGGAATACCCCACTTTTCTTGTACGTCCTCAAAACTTCTATCAATAAAGTTATTCACTGCTTTTAAAGCCGCTTTGATCAGTAACTCAATGTATGAATCATCACGTGCATGCAAAACACGTAAGTGAGATTTCGCTAAATCAAGCGTTATGTAGTCACTCATAAAAACGTCCTAAAAATGAAGAAAATTGCAGTTTTCTGATTAAAAGCCCAAATTTTTGCTTAAACAATAAAAAAAGCAGCTCTGAAGCTGCTTTCTTATAATTAGAGACTTAATAAAATATATAATTTACTTAGTTGTAAATATTAAGAACTTCCACCAGCTGGAGGTGTTGCTGTAGTTGGCAAATCACCACCAGCACAAGCATCTGGAATTGCCACACCACAACAAGCACGCATTTCAGCACGGACAGTACATAAGTTTTTAACGAAGTTATCGCCATCTTCTGTTGATAACTCAACAGCAACATCTTCACGAATGAAGGCAGAGACACCTAATGTAAGGTTACCAACCCAATATTTACCGGAAGTCATTGCAGCAGACAGAATAACTGGCAAACCCCATAAAACTGGCTGGACCGCTGCACCTGGGGAACCAAAGATATAGTGACCATCAGTACCTTTGATACGTTCAATTGCACCCCAATCTTCAGGGTTCAAAATAATGGCTTCAGGTAAGAGACCAGTAGAAGCAGCTTTATACTTAGCGCGGTTAATCACATCAATTGCAGTATCATCTGCTCCAGGTGTGATAACTTCAAATTGATTTGTTTCAATCAAACCAATAAATGAACGCGCTCCAGAAGTAACACCATCACCCACAACAATTTTTGCTTCTAGTTTTAAGCGAACACCATAAGCAAGACGACCTTCAATATAAGCCGCTAAAGTAGGCATATCTGAAATAAGCTGGATTGAAATTTTAATCCAGTGGGCAATTGTCCCAACCTTTAAGTCAACAACACCAAAGGTTAAGTTTGATTCTGGTTTTGTCTGACCTTCAGGAACTAGATCAGCCATGATTTCATAAGCTGATTCACGTAACAAAGGCACCAGTTCAGCAGTGACTGGAGTAAAACTAATCCAATCAAGTAAAGTTAAGGCACGCTCAACAGTACGCCCTAAATCATTAGCAGCAAACTGAGCTGTTGCTCCAAGCCCTGTTAATGTAACGATGTTACGGGCATTCAAATCATTAAATTGGAATTTACCCTTAGATCGTTGAATTGAGGATGCTTGATCAAGAATCGCTTTATTTCGAATAAGAACAGAAGCAACTGAATTAGGGTCAATTCCACGCTCGTTGACACCATCAACTAATTTTTGCTGTAATTCAGATAACTCCCCCGCTAGTTTATTGACTTCTTTAGCACGGGATTCAAGGTCTTCTTTAATATTATCGGGGATACCCTCAACTTTTTTGAGACCATCTTGATAACGAGTAATTAAGCTATCAAGTGTAGTCATTCGAACATTAAGCTGTTTAGCCATTTCTTCAATTTGTGTTAGTGATGCAGAAGCATCACGTGCCATCAAAACATTGAAAGGCGTACCGATTGGGAATTTTTGATATGCAGTCATAATTTTATCCTATGCGTAAAAAAACCCGCTTTCGCGGGTCATATTTGAAAAAGGGTTTTTAAACTTAGTAATTGTCTAAAAAAGCAAACGGGTCTTTTTTAGGCTCTGGAGTTTGTTTAGGTTGATTTAAATTTGCCAATCGGGCCATTAACTTTTCAGCGTAGCCGCCTGGTAAAACTGAGCGCAAAAGCTCTGTTACATCATCATCCGATTCAATCGCATTGATTGCATCATCATTGATAATTCGTGCTGCACCATCGGCTGGTTCATCTACTATGCTTATTTCATATAGATCAGCCCGCTTAATTTCAATATGAGTTCCTTTATCCTCAATATCTATATCACTAGGGGGATAAAAAGCTACCGAGAAACCATCAACTGTACCGTGTTGAACCATTGCAGCAACATTTTGTGCAAGTGCCAATCCTGGTGTTAATTCAACTTCAAGTAGTAAACCAACATCATCTTCTTCAAGTCGAATAATTTTCCCGATACGCATTGTGATAGTCGAATCGACATACCACTGACGCCAGCCATGATTGTAATAACAATGAACTTTTTTTGTACCAGCTTTAAATGCTGCACAGACATCGGCAAAAGCACCTTTAAGGAACTTTTCACCGTAATAGTTAATAGAATCCCATTTCACAGCGTAGCCACTTACACTGACTGCACCTGTTTTCGCATCCTTTTTAATAAATCGACATTCAGCCGAATTAGCAGGAATAAATCGACACTGTACTTTTGGCAAGTTAGGCGAAAATTTATTCCGCGCTTGCAGTTGTTTTCCCATTTTCATTCACCTTAAAATTGCCTTTTTTCATACGTTCAGCCGTAGTCATATTGACCGGAACAAGTAAGAAATCTCCATTAGGATCAGGTAGATCACCTTCTTCTCGACGAATTTCATTAATTGAAGATTGGCCGCTAATAATTCGATCTTTATTAGCTGCAATGCGTTGTAAATATGAAGCTCTAAGCAAGTCCTTAGTCTTAAACTCAAATTCGTATTCATCCCATTCATGCCGTTCTAATAAATGGATTCGAATACTCTCTTCAATACGCTCCAAATATGGACGCAAACCAAACTTATAGAAGCCATCGATAATTTTATCGATACCATCGCCCCATGTTGTTGCCCCATCCATTAAATAGACTAATATTGGAGGCACTCCAAAAAATCGACATGCGTCTTCAACAGATAACTTACGAATCTGAATTAACTCTAGATCGGCAGGTGTAAGGCTGATTTGCTCAAATTGCATATCATCTTCTAGGACAGCAATATCACCATCATCGCCATTCACTAAAATATCTAATTCTTTTCTTAACGTATCTCGTTGAGCGTCTTTAAGAATTCGTTTAGTTTTTAATGCACCAGTAGGCTTAGCACCATTTGACATTAAACGAGTAGTTTTATCACTTGCAGATAAACCCACACCAATTGACGCAGCACCGTATGCTATGGGAGACATCCCCCATAAACTTGTACCGAACATCTTGACATGCCAGACCTGTTTTTCTGTCAACTCGACCTTTCGCCCATTGATCTGACATTCATAAACTGGATCACCGTTATCTTTAATTTTCAGATCAACAGAACCACTATTGATGACCTGTAAACTGACTAACTTTTTGCCGATATAATCCCGTTTACACACTGCATTACCAGCAACCAGATTCAGCATAAAATGCTCTCGAAATTCGACAGCAGTTTGATACCGGTTAGGTTTATTACTTAAAAGCTGAATTACTGGATGATCCTTTACGATTGTTCTACTTCCATCAGCATTTAACTTAAACATTTGTAAAGGCAGGGTTGCTACTGACTCAACAAGAATCTTGACACAAGCAAAAACCGCACTAAGCGTCATTGCACTATCAAAAGTAACGGGCTTTGCCGTCCTTACAGCAGAACGGGGACGATCAATTAAGGTCGTCCCCGTTCTGTCTTGTATTGGTCCAGTTCCCCGCACTTTCAGCTTTTTTAGGTCATCTTTTTGACGACCTTTAGCTTTATTGCGGTTTTTACTCATCGTCTAGATACCTTAATCATACCACTCAGAAAATCATCAAAATTCCCATTCTCTTCGCCTGGCACAAGTTCAAAAACTTCTTCCTTATCCCAGTACATGGCCCTTGAAGCTGCAATAATCATCCCAACCGCAGCATCAATTTTTTTGGCTCGTGAAATTTTTCGAGGAAAAATACACTCTTTAGCATCCTCTTTAACTACAACATTGAGAATGCACCACTTTAAAACTGGATCACCGCAAAAACGTATGCGATTTTCAGCTATCAAAACTTCAATCCACCGCATTGCCGGGTTTAAAAATTCAGTCCTTTGCGGAACTTCAATTACGTTCAAACCTGCATCAAGTAGATCAGCGGTCACTTGTTCAGCGTGATATGGGTCATGACCAACTTCATAAAACGGATAGTCATTATGATGTTCAAGAATGTCTTCTTTGATACGGTTGAAATCTGTTGAAGCACCTGGCGTTTCAATCAACCAACCTTCATCCCGCCAAACAGGGTAATCATCCGGTCGCATCTCACCGTTAATTGCTTCGGTTGACTCCATTACTCTTTCATTGATGTAACTATGAGCAAAGACATACCAAATAATTTTTCCATCTTCAAAATCTGGCCTCATCTCCACCCATGAGGCAAGGTCTAATCGACTTGCCAAGTCATAACCGCCAAAACCTACAACGTCTTTAAATTTTTTATAGGAGACTTCAACCTCACAATTTGACACAACAGATTCAGCAAGCCAGCCATCAACCGCACCTACCCATTCATTTAAATGCTTTTGCCTAAAAATCGCTTCATTTGAAGGGGAAATTTTGCATTTATCGGCCATTCCTTGCAGATATTCAGGTTTTACCGAAATTCCATAGTTTGGATTAGCTTTAGGCCAATTTTTAGGGTTTTTCCAGTCGTCACCTTTATCTAAGCAAAAGATCATCCCGAAATAACGTTCGTGCGTGGCTTCACCTTTCAGAATTGCGACAACAATTTTTCTTTCACGATAACAAACCGATGTCGTATCTTTTCCAGCCGTTGTAATCGCAAAAAGTAATGGTTGCGCACGAGATGCAATACCGTTTGATACAATGTCATACATGCCCGAATCTTTATGAGCATGTAATTCATCAATCAAACCACAGTGAACGTTAAAACCGTCTTTTGACCCGTCCCGATCCTGTGAAAGCGCTTTAAACGACGAGTTCGTTGTCGTTTGGAAAATCGAATACTCTTGCTTAGTGATACCAAAGCGCTCTTGCATCTTTGGCGAATAAGCGACCATTGTTTTTGCCGCGCCAAACAAAATATTGGCTTGGTCCCTTGTTGTTGCAGCAGCATATACGTTTGAACCGGGTTCACCGTCGATAAATCCCATGTAGAGACCAACAGCCGCCAACCAAGTGGTTTTGCCATTTTTCTTAGCGACTTCCAGATAGACGTATGTGAAGCGACGTAAACCTTCATAATTTACCCACCCAAAAATATTGACCGTGACAAAAACCTGCCACGGTGACATCACCAATAAATGCCGGGTTCCATCACGTTTTAATCGTGCTAGTTCCCCTTCCACATGGGGACAGGTTTCAATAAAAAAGCACGCATGTTGTGCGCGCTCTACATCGAATTTAAATTCAAAATTAATATCTGGTGGCTTCGTGCCGATCTTTAATGATGTAAGTAATTTTTCTAACTCTTCATCACCCGACCCCAATGGAATACCAGAACGATTGAGATCATTTAAAAAACGTTTAACAGCAAATTTTTCTAGCTGCCCTGCCGTTCGCACTCCAGAGCGCACGTCATGGCAATACTGAAGTGCGATTTTGAAATAATCGCGCATAAAGACTCACTAACTAGATCGAATTGAAAAGTTTGCATAAGGGTCATTTTCTTCTTTCTGACCAGCATCAGCACCCAACAAATCTAATTGCTGTTGTTTGTTAACTTTGACGCTTGAACGTGCTCTTGGTGTTAAACCAAATTCAGCAGCAGTCTTAATAATTTGCTCTTGTAATTTATTTCGGACCTGCAACCAAGCCGCTTGGACCTCAAAACCGTTTGGGGTTGTTGTTACCCATGAAGTAATTTCTTCTAGCTTTTCAAGAGCCTTTTCATAAGCAGCCATGTTGTCACAATGCAAACCAAAAACATCGCCATCAACCACAGATAGCAAACCCGCTTGAACTAAAACGGGTCCTAAAGTATCCCAATGTTTTTTTGCGCCTCCTTTTACCCAACGTGGGCATGGCGGCATTCCCAAAGCAACGGATGCATTGGCCTCTTGTGCATCACCATCACGATCAGATCGAATACGGCTACCGCTAAGATTTTTTTCTTGTAAAGACTTAGGGGGTCTTCCCATATTTGACATATGAACCTCCAAAAAATTTAAAACTGATTAAATATTAGAGGTATACCCCCCTATGGACTTTTGACCACGTAAAAATTTCATGGGGGGGCGGTCTTTTCTGAGAGAGCCTTTTCGACTTTTGACCCCCTATCCCCTATTTTTCAAAAATTTTCAAGAATTACTCGGCAACCTGCATCGACTTCATCAAGTCGAGCACCCCGAAGTCGTTCATAGATTTCAATACTTGGCGTGGTTTCATTGTTCCAAAGCACATACAAACTTGAGTTCGCTTGAACCACAACACCGACATCATCAAAGCCCTTAATGTCATCACGATAAACAACATGATCACCCAGTAAGAAAACTTCACGTTCACTCATACTGTCACCGCCTTGAAATGTGAATGATGCAAGCGATGAACAAAACCATCAGCATCACTGACTTCAACCATGTTTGCAGCTACTGCCGTAACCATGAATTGATCTGTGAATTTGCAATCAAGTGAGTCAATTGCATACCCAGTCAAAGGATTAACAAAGTCGCCAGTCTTAAACTCGTTCTCGCTTTCTCGATTGGCTTTACTTTGTGATTGAACTGGCGACCAACTACCCTTGTCTTCGGTTGCAGTCTTACGGTCATGGCATGACTTGCAAAGCGGTTGCCAATTATTCTTATCCCAAAACAAAACCTTATCACCTTTGTGTGGTCGGATATGGTCAACAACCGTAGCGGCTTCAATCAGTCCACGCTTGCGATGGTCCGCACATAGCGGGTTCTCATCTAAGAATTTTGTTCTTTCTTTTTCCCAACGGGCATCATAGCCGCGCTGGTGTGCTGTGCCCCGCTCCCGATCTTTTTGTTTGATGCGGTCTTGATGCTGGTCACAGTAACCTTTGTTCGATGCAAAATCTTTACAACTGCCCACAAGACATGGGCGCTTAGCTCTTTGTGGTGGACGGCTGGTCATGGTTCCAAATCTCAAAAAAAGAAGCCCGCATGTCCAAAGAAGTCATGCGGGCTTTGAAAGAGAGCTTTTCAGCTCTGAAGGAAAACTACAGCGTTTAATACAGTTATCCATTGTGGTGAAATGTACTTTAATTTTGTTTCACTCGTCAATACCAAAAATACTTTTTTAGTTATTTTTATTACCAATCTGCTTTGAAATCTTTGCAGCTACTGTATTTAACTCCTCTTTAAAAATTTCAAGATAGGTATCAATTAACACTCCTAGACGACGATGAACTTTTAAATATGATACACCGCCTATCAACCCACGATTTCTAACAGTAGGCTTGTAATCTGCTGATACTAAACACAACTCAACTAGAGCGATATATATCGATATCCCGTGCTCATCAGTATTTTCAGATTGTCCACTGGAAATTAGTTTTTGATGAATATCTTTACTAATCACACTTAAGTACTCAACTGAACATTTTTTTAAAGCGTACACTTCCAATAATATATTCTGAACTTCAGATAATTTTGCATAACTAATTGAAATACATATATCTGCTGTAGTTAAAACTCCATGGCAGCCCGATGGAATACCTTCGTAGTTGGTAGTTTTAGGATTTAGTAAACGTAAATATTTTTCCATTCTGCACCTATTCCATTACACAATGTTAAGGGTGTTAAGAGTATTGTTAAGGGTATAAAAGTATAAAACTCTTAGTTGGTAAGGCTTGTGAAGGGTGTTAATAGTGTTAAGGGTATTTTTCTCACGCACGAGTAGATTTTTATTAATTAATTTAATAACTAATTTATTCATGAAAATATTTATCACGCGTATGCGCGCGCATACGAAACCCTTAACACCCTTAACATTAAGGCCGTAAGCATTGGTATGATTGGTTTTGATAGTGTTAAGGGTGAAGATAAATACCCTTAACATAGCCCTTAACACCCTTAACATGTCAGAATGACCGTACTGGGCGATGTCAATATTATTGTGCGTGTTGTATGACATTTGGGACATCTCCGTGTACTTTAGCACTAAAGTCATGTATTTGTGAAGTCAGCCAATCAACTAGTGTTTCATTTGACTGAGGGTCATGATCACGTACAAAAATTACTGTTTTTTGCTTCTCTGGTTTAACTACGTTATACCCAGAGCCCTGCTCTCTATAACGGCCAAGCCTTTTGGATACACCAGGAATGGTTGCAATCTGAAATGAAAACTTATTTTCAGGTAATGGCTTTTCGGTAGAATGCCTACACCAATTCATATAAGCCTTGTAGAGATCGGTTGATAAGCAGCAACAAAAGGGATATTCAAGCTCACCTGAACTCCATTTCTGGTAAAACAACTTCCAAGAAGGAAGACCATATTGAATAATGTCCCGTTTTGCATCCGTAAAAGGTGGTTCAGTATGAGTAGTAAAACCATCTAAAGGTAGCTGTAAAAGAAAAGTATAAAATGCATCAATTCCAGTACTATCAATACACTGAAGCACCTCGTTCTTTAGCTCATCATCCAGTTTTCCACACGGCTTCACCACAAGGAAACGACGGTCCTTTTCCTCTAAAGGCAATGGTTGAGTATCGTTTGATAAAAAAACACAGTTAATATGGTTAGATTGCTCATAACCACTCATGAACTTTTTCTCAATACGAATTGTTTCACCAGTAATCATGTGCTTAATTAAGCCCATCATGCCGTATTTAGATTTATTGTTAAAAATTTCTTCAAAGATGCAATAAAGTTTTTGTTCAGCCCAATCTGTATATATTGATTCAAGTCCATTTTGACCAAGCGTCACACAATATTTACCATAAATTTCTCGCATAACCTTACCAAAGAATAACGACTTACCCGCCCCCTGAATTTCACCATGCATTAATATTGATGTAGCCATTTTAGAGCCTTGATTTTGCAATGGATAAGCTAACCACTTTAAAATCCAATCCACTACCACTTTGTCATAATTACAGGTGTGATGAAGTAATTTTATAATTGGCTGGCATAATTCAGTTGCACTCTTAATTGGGATCATCTGATCAACATCATTAAGCATTGGTGCAATCGGCAAACCATCAAACATATTAATTTGACCAGGCTTTACGTTCATGGTCGGATTGAATACAAGGTCTTCAAACCAAATCATTTTTTTATTTTCAGACTTAATCCAAACCTCATAACCAGAACGAAAGTTATCCTTGATCGTATCATTGCGGACGGTGCGTCTTCTCTTCACATCCCATGATTCTTTTGTACCTTCAAGCATAATGAATCTTTCACTCATATTCTGCTCAAGTCGGTCCATATCTTTATTTAAGATATTCTTAACAGAGTTGCTATCAATTAATTTACGCTTAGGGTGATTTGACCACTCAGCAAACAAGCCTTTGCCCAGCATATCTTGGAAAGCTGTTTTCTTGATCTGGACTTTTCTATGCATATCCCAATATTTGGATTCACCTTCAATCTGGCAAAACCGACCTAGACATGATTCAAGATTAAGGGTGTATACACCCTCCTCCCCCTTGGAACCCCCATTTTCTGCCACACAATCAGTTGAAGCAGTCTGACTTAATGAAATTTCACGATTTTGACCCTCATTTTTGTGGTCTGTTGGGGAAAGGGGTGCGGGGAAAGATGCGAAAGAAGCCAAGGCTCTTTCGATCTGTCCCTTGACCGCTTCTAATCCAAAGTTCACGTGAAGATCATTAAAGTCAGTTAATGCTTGTTGCTGTGTCGGCTCCGGAGATTCTTTACTTGTACCATCCTCATATTTGAATATAGGCACAATAACCATACCGCCTGTCACAGCAACAGCTTCATTAGCCATTTTTCGGCCAGTATCTTCTTTTGCACTATCGTCGTCTGCACAATAAAGCATTCGTGCATTTGGCTCTATTGATCTAATTGCTTGGCCCACTGGTGGTAAATTACCTGCATCAAAAGCTACTACGACAGGTAAGTTCGTTGCCATGTGGATTGATGCTGCTGTTGCATAACCTTCTGCTATACAAATTACAGGATCAGCTAGATCAATAGTTCCAATAATATGAAAACAGCCTTTCTTACGTCCACCTGGTAAAAACTTCTTTGAACCATCAGCTTTAATGTATTGTAGGTTCCATAATTCGCGTTTTTCGTTAAACAAAGGGACAATTAAATCGCCATCAAAATTCACCTGGCAATCAAATATTTTGACCTGTTTATTTTTCAAATAAATGCAGTTTTCTTCTTCACCTTGATGGGTGTTATTCCACATTCGTAAAGCTTTTTTTGCAGCATTTTTTTGAATTTTTTCAAGTTCTTCATCATGCATACGTTTACGTAACGCTGCCTCTTTTCTCCAGCGCTCACGATCTGCTTCGGTCACAACAGTTTCTTCAGAAATACCAACGATTGCTGCCAGTTCTTTTATGATTTCTGGTAAAGCCAAATTAGTTACACGACCAATTAAAGCAATACCGTCTCCAGCACCACAGTTATTACAGAAAAAATCGCCAAAACCCTGCTTATCATCGTAATAAAAACGATCTTCTCCCCCACATGATGGACATGAAGAATGTCTTTTCTTTGGCGGCATGGTAATGCCAAATTGAGGGTAAATCGCATCCCATTGATTAAAGGTCTTTTCTTTAACAATTTTCAAATCAAGCCCTTTTTTAGGTCTAGCCATGCTCACCTCTATGTTGCTCTTCCGCCATTGCTAAAATTGTTGAAACAACACGAATGAGTTCAAAAGCATCTTTACGAATAATTGCTAACTCATCTTCACTAATACGACCATCGCCAATTGCTTTTGCTACTGATTGAGATAAATCACCCTGCTCCTGAGCCAATTTTCCAATTTTCATAACAAAATCAGCAGTATTTATGTTTTCAGTTTTAGGCAATTCAAACCAAGCTGCATTACCATGAATTGAACAAATACTATCCATGATTCGTGGATCTTTTGTTTTCTGCAAAACTGCTTCAAGATGGTAAATATTTGCTTTATGTGTAGGTGTAGTTGGATTTAAAGAACTACGGAAGGTGTTAATGTTGAATGCATTCTCTTCAGCAATTTCAGCCATTAGAGAATCATCATTTGGTCGATAAACCGCTGCTTTTAAAGCCATCTCTAGAGACATAACCGTTTTTTCGCGACGCTCAGATAAAGATAAAACCATGTTTAAAATCTCCAATTACATTCATTTTTTGATTTCTTGTTTTTGGGTATCTTTGGCTTCGAATTGATAAAGCCAGAGAGTTAAATCTTTTGCGCTAAATGCCCCTGCACTTTCTTCAGCTAGTTTTACGATCAAGTCTTTGCGGGGAATCTTTCTTCTATGCTTTAAATGAACAAGGATATAATTAACCGATGTACCTGAACGCATGGCGTAATCTGCTAACTCACCACTTTTACTTAAACCATCAACGTAAACATCAAAAGAAATACTCATCAAAAGGAACCAATACAAAACAAATTACAACTAAAAATACCTTTTTGGTTATATTTATTCAATCATTTTTTAATACCAAAATGACCTTTAAAGTTTTAAAGGTTGTTTTTTAAGTTATTTTTTATTTTTAAATGTTCAAGGATAATACCGCTCTGTCTCAAAAAACTACCGATTTGACAAAGTAGTCTCTATTTAGTCAGTCTTTGGAGAACCCCATGTTAAGCATTAAACAAATACGCAAGAATAATGTTTTAGAGATGCTTAAATATGCTGAAAGAAAAGACTTTGCAGCTTTTGTAAAAATTGATTATTTGCTTTTGAATCAATATCTCCCCACTAATGCACCCAAAAATATCGGTAATAACAATGCCTTGAAAATTACTGAAGCTTTTAAACTTCCTGAAGGGTGGTTAGATCATGAGCACTCACCTGGTGAAATAAAACTTGTGATGTCTCAATCTGGATTCGCGACAGACAATGACGCAAACATTTCAGTTTTAGATGAAATTCAAACAAATATAACTTCCGATAATGCCCAAATAAGTTATAAACTTCTTCCTATTACTAATTACATTACTATAGAAAGAGGAAAAGCTTTGGATATTGTGGAGATTACGGAACCTAGTCATTTTGTTTACATGCCGCCAAATGTTGCATTGCCTATTACATTTGAAGTAAAGGGTGGAGGTTATATAAAACCCTTTAAAAATGGCTATGTTTTACTTTGTGACAAATTAGCAAATTGTAATCCAGGTGAAGACATAATTATCCAAACCAATGATAAGAAAATAGTTTGTGGTGAGTTTCTTTTTGAGAGAGATGGTTTTATTGATATAGAATCAATTGAGGGTGAACGTCTTTCTTTAAGCTCAAGCCTAGTAATAACTAAATTTCCTGTGGTAGCTTTTTTCCCACCAAGTCAAAAACAACTTATAAAAAAATAACCAACCACACCAATTTAAGGAGCTTTATGCTCCTTTTTTTGTAACTTTATTACTCTAAAAAACATACCATTAAAACTTTTTAAGTAATTTTAGTTATATTTTTTCTTGACAAATTATAACCAATAAAAATACCATTCAAATTACATTAATACCAAAAAGGTTATTTTTATGACTAATGATCAATTCCATGCGGTAGTAAGAAACCGACTATCTGCTCCAGATTTTGGCCAACCACAACAACAATCAGGAATGAATATTTTCCGTGACAAAGCTCTAGATCAAATCGACAAAGCTTTAAAAAAAATATCTGAAGCACGTACAAGGGATGGACTCTTAATCGCTAATACTGAAGCACATGCATTTGTTAATGCTTCATATGATTTCGAGGTGATTGATTCAAAAGAGAAACATTCCCTTGAAATGAAAATTCGTCGTGCATATCGCAACCAGGTAATTGGTGATAGACATGATTCAGAATAATTCACAAGTACAGCAAGAAATCATGAAGTTAGCTGGTAGCTGCTTCATGTTTTCAAAGCCTGGTCTACAGATCAATTTCAAACTTTATAACCACACTGAAGAAGTACGTGTTTATGTTTATTTCGGCGGTTATCAGCACGCAAAAAGAGATTGGGAAAAGCGCACCGTAGCAATCGTTGTTCCATTTGGAAAATCCGTAAGTCAATTAGTCGCACGCTTACAAGAAGCGCAACGCGAACTTATCTCGACAATTCATGGAGGCAGAACAGTATGAATAAACCAATTCTAGACCCTTGCTCTGGTTCACGTATGTTTTGGTTCAATCGCCAAAATCCACATGTGGTTTACGGTGATATCCGCCAGGAAAAACACATCTTATGTGATGGACGTTCTCTAATTATCGAACCTGACGTTGTTATGGATTTTAGAGACATGCCCTTCAACGACGGTCAATTTAATTTAGTTGTTTTTGACCCACCACATTTAATTAAAGCCGGTGAGAAAAGTTGGCTCGCTTTGAAGTATGGAAAGTTAAACCAAGATTGGCGTGAAGATATTCGTAAGGGCTTCCAGGAATGTTTTCGCGTGTTGGCCAAAGGCGGAGTTCTCATTTTTAAGTGGAATGAAACACAAATTAAGACAAATGAAATTCTAGCTTTAACCAAGCATGCGCCCCTATTTGGTCATTCAAGTGGCAAGCGAAGCAATACACATTGGTTCGGTTTTATGAAATTTGAGGACGAAATTTAATGGAAAAGCTAGCTGGTTTTTCAATAATTGGCCTGTTATTGGCGGGCTATCTCTTAGTAAGTTGCTTGGAGAAAATCTAATGTTATTTGTAAAAGATAATCTTAAACATCAGCACTTTATCAACCTTGATTTGGTCACAAATGTAATTGTGACTGATCTTGAAGATGGTTCACAGCGATTTTCTTTTCATTATGCCGGGCACATCGCAACACAATTAATAGTTGCTGATCCCGAAGCACAAGAGGATTTATTGCTGTCACTTAGTTTGCACAATAACCCTGAGTTACAGCTAAAACTTGATACTCAGGTTCTTGAACCTTCTACATAGTTCAAGGAGTTCAACATGTTTAATGAACCAGTTCGTCCGAATATATATGTAAAGCCAAGCTTAAATGATGATGTCGAAAAATGGCTTAAAAACAAAAGCAATGAAATTATCGTTTTGCCTGAAGGTTTTACAAATTTTCCAGACGGCAAATTACCTATAGCACGTGTCCAGGTAAAACCACTGGACATTGAAAAATATAACGCTGAGAAGGTAACCAAAAAATCTCCTGTTAAGGCTAAAAAGCCGAAGCTGGAGAAGATGGAACGTAAGCCAAAAGTAAAGAAACCAATAGGTAGACCAAAGAAACCAACCAAGCTTTATATTTTTACTGAAGCTGAAATGAACCGAATCTGTAATCGCGAAATTTATGAGAATGCACGAAAGCTTAGCCTTACAGAATTTCAAGCGATTTGCAGTAAACACGGTCTAACTGATTATTACTTTGATAACAACAATGCACGTTGCAAGAAGTGTCGATATAGATCACTAACCGATGCTGAAGTTCAGGCAAACAATAAGCGCGTTCAATTGAATTTCGAACTTATGACTTTAGCGATTGAACAAAATCTTAAGCATTTTACTGGCATGTGTAACAGTCATGGTGAAACCAAATTCATGATTATGAAAAGCCCAAAAACTTCATCTGGCTTTAATTACAAATGCATCACCTGCCAAAACAATGCCAGTTATCGCTATAAAGCAAAAAAGAAAGGAGTCTCACATGCATAAGCCAGGCGACCGCGTGTACGTTGATTTTATTTCTGCAAGTAGTGTTGAAACTGACGGAACACGTATTTTCGGTAATGGAACAATAGATCAAGTTGACCAGGATAATAACGGTTTTCTAATGGGTCGCTTAGACAACGGTAGACCTTTTGGTTGTCCAGCTTCAGATGCTCAACCTGAGCGTAAACATACCGTTAAAGTTCATAATTGGGGTTATTAAATGAAAACTTACATCGAGAGATTACAGCACCCTGAAACTGTTCAAAAGCTTGAGTCTTTACTCGGCGGGTACATCATGAGCGTGTATAGAAATGCGGGCTTAATTCCACCTACACCAGTTTTACATGGTGGGTGTTTTATCTATGCAGATCCAGCGCCAGAAAAGTACGCGCGACACTTACGTGAAGGGATGAAAATATTTGCTCAAGCGCTGGATGAATTAAATATTAATCAATCTCCAGGAGACCAGGCAAATGAATGAAATTGTAGAAGCTCTAATGCAACTCGGCCTGACTCCAATAGATTGGGTTGAAGCTAGTCAGTTCTCAAAATTGACTGGAATCGAAGAGCAAAAACTAACTCACAGACGTAAAAAATGGCCCGAAGATTTAGTCTGGGCAAAGCAAGACGGCAACATATATTATTCAATCAAAGGTTATAACCAATGGCTGACAGATCAAGCTCAAAATCGTTACCTCAAGGCGTGCGGATCAGAAATGGCGCAGTGCAAATCTATTTCGAGCGAAACAAACAAGCCTACAACATCACGTTACCGCACCCCGCGAGTACAGAAGGCATCACGGCAGCCGCTAAAATTAGAGATCAACTAATCGTTAAGGCTGAATGGGGCATCTTAACTGAAAAAGATATTGCTGAAGCTAAAGGACTAATTACCGACGATAACTCAGTTGTCGTCGGGGAAGGCATACTCTTCCAGAATGCTGCGCAGCAATATTTGAAATTATGTGAGAGCAACCTAGACACAAAAAAGGGCTATAAAAATATTTTAGAACATCACTGGATGCCTGATTTAGCACTTGTACCAATTCATCAAATCACATCTGAAGATATTAAAGAACTTATTATTGAGCGCGATTTTAAAACAGCAAAAACTCTTAACAACTGTCTCATCCCCCTACGCGGTGTTTTTGAGTATGCTTTTGAAAATAAATATATTGAAAGCAATCCACTTGAAGCAATTAAGAATAAGAAAATTCAGGTTGATATTCCCGATCCATTTAATCGAACAGAAATGAATGCATTACTCGAATTTCTAGAAAAAAATATGGTTGAAGAAGAGGAATTTTATCATTGGTATTATGAGCTAGCCTTTTGGACTGGCTGCCGACCATCCGAACTGATTGCATTGCACGAATCAGATATTGACCTTTTCAATGATACTTTCCGTGTCACAAAAAGCCGTGTACGAGGTATAGAAAAAAATGTGACTAAAACTCGCGTAGCACGTGAAGTTTATTTAAATGAAAGATCAAAGAAAGCGATTGAAGAGCTTATAAAGTTCAAAAGAAAAAATAGCTTTAAGGGTAAACATTTGTTGATTTGCCCTGAAACTGGGGAGCCATTCTTTAATGAAAAGCCGCCTAGGAATCGTTTAGTTGAGGCAATGAAAGCTTGTGGTATTAGACATCGTCCAGCGTATAACGCAAGACATACCTACGCTACTATGCTTTTAATGGATGGAGTTAATCCTGTCTTTGTTGCTGATCAACTTGGTCACAGCCTTCAGATGCTCATGAAACGCTACGCAAAGTGGATTCATGGAGATAAGAACAAACTAGAAATAGCAAAACTTAAGACAGACTAAAACCTGTCAAAATCCTGTCAATAAATAAGCCACTTATCATAAGTGGCTTATTTATATAGAGAATTTTGGTGGAGATGGCGGGAGTTGAACCCGCGTCCGCCAGCACTACGCTCGAGAATACTACATGCTTAGATATCGTCTATTGTTTTAACACCAAGTGACCCG